CCACAAACTCAAACGCACGTCGATGACTTCGCGATTTGATTCATCGCCAAGTTGTTTAACGATATCGGATTTGCCAATACCGGGAGCGCCCCAAAGGAATACTGGACGCTTAATCTTCAAACACTTGCGAAGACTACGTTTAGCTTCGTTAGGTGTAACTGAACGATTGGCGGAAATTTTCTCTGACATGTGTAACCTTTCTAAAATATATACATGTTGTGTTGTTTAACAGTATTAATTATACAGGGTTTACGGGGTCTTGTCAATCAGTTTTTTGTTGTTTTTTTGCTATACTTAAGGCTCTAGCTCGCCCAAATTTTTGTAGATTTCCAGAAAATAGTATTAGTTGTACAGCCATGCTACTGTCAAATAAGTGTATCTTTTTGGGCGTTAAGTAAAATGGGCTATCTACAAACTTGTCCATCTGTAGTATCATTTGACTGTTCCATTCAATCTCGCCGTCCAAATCCACAAGAAATTCTTCTATGTCTAGATGCTTGAATGCTTTGTATCCGTTTTCTGTTAAACGGAATCCGCCAGTCGTTTTCCTGCGTGGATTTACCCACCAGGCGGTATGATACATTTTGTATTTTTTTGGATCAAGACTGAGCTTTTGGATCAAACCTTCGGTTATGATCTGACGCTTATCTTTCTGAGACTTTCTCGCCATTTGTCAACTTGTATACTGAAAAGTCTAAACAGTTGAACAATTTGTTTAATTTTTCAGCTAGATTATGTGCGTGTCCAGCGTTTGAAAAACTAACCTTTTTGTACTTTGGTCCAAGATCTTGTGCGACTACGCTGTTGGTTTTTAGATTAACTGGTTTATCTTTATAAAAAACAGCCCAAATGGCTTCGGCTTCCAAAACTTGTTCAACTTTGTAGCTTTTCTTATTGGTCATTTCTAATAGAACGGTTGGTTTAGGCCTACTCATAACTTGCGTATACTCCGATATGTACGCAGTTATTTATTAGATTTTACCTAAAACCACCACCGTCCATTTCAACTGTAACTGACTGCTCTGGCGGGGTTGTTACTAGCTGTTCGTCTAATTTTCCTGCTAAACGTGTCATAACACTAGCAAGACTATCGCGAAGTGCTACGACATCTTTTATGTCTAAATTTAATGTCTTTTGACCGGATCTTGATGCGATCATAGCCTTTTCCAAGAACATTTCAATAGGTAATGTGTTTAATGGTTTCATTTAAGTACACTTAGTTGTTGACGCATTTCTTGCTCTGTCCTAAATGGTCCCTTAAACGGATAACGTTCTAATGTAATTAGTTTTGGACAGAAGCTCTTGACCCAGCCTTTACGGAATTGAATAACGTAATATCCTGCACAGTATTGACTCTTGCTCTTTGTACTCTTGGCGTATATAGGTAATTTTTTACGTACATTATACACGGGATTAAATGGTTTGCTAGAACATGGAAAATCATAAACAGTATTGGTTATTTCTTTAACAGTTGGAATTTTTTTAACTTTTACTAACTCAGTCATGTCAATACCGAGTGTGTCTAACACGTTCTTAGCATTGCCTACTTCGTATTTTTGTCCATTATTTAGGATAGTAAAACCTGATTTTTCTTTTTGTAATGTACCAACCTTTTCACCTTGATTTTCTATTAACCAAGATTTATTAGGAATGATTACTTTAACAGTTGTCATACATACCTCGCATTTAACGGTGTGGAATAGCTTTCTGCTTGTTCAACTACTTTTTGTAATTCGTACTTGTTGGCAAACTTCATCAAGCGTATTCCAACTTGTGGAATATTTTTTTCAGCACCAGTAGCAGACTCGATAGTTGCTTTGATCTTTGTTTTAATCTCTTCTGGCTGTGCTGTAAGATCGCATAGTTTAACATTTCGAGCATAATCGTCCAATACACGATGTTCGACGCCTTCGTGATCGGTCCAACGTTGCAACATCATATTGTTCCAATTATATCCTTTGGATCCCCTGTCGGCAAAAGCCTCACGGAGACCAACTTTATTCTTTGTGCCTTTCTCACGTACTCCCGGATAAGCACTAAAGATATTGTCGGATGTGTCTCCACGCATACACTTCTCAAATAGAAGCCAGGCCGGATCCGGTGCGCCTTTTGCTTCGCCAGTTTTCTTATCTTTAACAGGCTTACCCTTCTCATCAAAGTATCCCTCGTGTGTAGTTGTAATGCCCATAACACCGTTGTATTGTTTAACGTTAGGAGCAATGAGCTGTGCAAAATCTCCATCTGTTGAGATAATCACATGGTTATCGTTTGGATGACTTTGAATGAAGCCGGCAATCAAGTCGTCAGCTTCTAGTTCTGGATGCTGTAGTACAGAACAGTTAGTTTGATTAGTAACGAAGTCTTTGAACGTGTCAAACGTTTCCCAAAAGAGTTTTTCTTCTTCTTGTTCTTTAACTGTATGTTTTGAACGTGCGTCTGCTCGTTGTGCCTTATAGGGTTTATAAAAATCCTTTCGCCAAGAGCGACCTTCTAAACAGAAGATAACGTGTTTGCCCTCAAAGTCTTTCCATGCCTTGCGTACACTATTAAATGTAACGTGTAGACACATGCCAATCTTCTCTTCAAGATCACCACGAACTACATGCCTAGCACGGAAAAACAAATTTGCTGTGTCTACTAGAATATATGTCATTAACTTACTTCTGTTCTGCCGTCATCAAGACGATTAAAATTTACATAACCAGATCCTCTACGGTCCATGCTAACACCTGCTTCGGCGCCAACATTTCGGCAAAGTTCCTGGAACCATTGATCTACGATTGCTTCGTCTGTTTCACCAGTGTAGCCTGATGACTTTAATTGTGCTACAAAATGGTCATTCCAGTCAAGTTCAAAAAAGCCATTACGTGGATTTTCTGGATTTACTTTAGTTTCCAACACAGCAATGTAGGGCTCTGCCTTTTCGTTAGCAAGCTCTTTTGGACTTAGCTTAGCCAATTCTGCTTCAGCTTTGGCCTTCTCAGCCGCCTTAATTGAAACTGCCGCACTTGCCGCGGCTTCTTCCATTTTTTTCTGTGCTTCGGCTGTGATAGCTTCGATCTTGTCGATGCCAAAAATCTTTTTAATAATTCTATTCATTAGGTTCCCCATTCATTTTTAAATAGCGGAACCTGTAGCCTGTCACTGTATCTAAGACCATGCTTCATAGCAAGTTCTGCCACTGCTCTATTATTTAATGCGTACACAGACTCAACTCCTCCAACTGGCATTAGATAAATTGGTCCTTTAAATCCAGCGGCACGATATTCACTTGCGGCTTTGAGTGCGTAGTCAACGTCTTCGGAAGTAGCAACTACAAATTTCAAATATGTATAACCAACGAACTCATAAGACATTACAATTTCAGGTTTAATAGCATCTGCCCACGGCTCACCGCTACATGGAAGTTTAGGACTTACGCTAAACGTCAACGCATCATATCCTCTTTTTCCGCCAGGGACTCCATTTGGATTAAGTGTCCAGTCTAATAAGAAATGTTTAAATTCCTGTGTAAGACGCATTGTACCATTTGTTTCAAATGTAAGTTCTTTTAAAGACTTCATTTTTTCATGACGTAACAAATCAGGATAAGCACGTTGCCAACCTAGTAGAGGCTCGCCGCCTGTGATAACTAGATGCTCATCTAACCATTCCTTATAAGGCAATGTAGCTATAATTTCTTCTACAATTTGATCTGTCTCTTTCATAATAGACAAATCTTTAAATGCCGGATGCCAACTAGCGTAACTATCACAGCCAGTAGATACTAGCGGTAAATCTTCATATTTTTTATAAAGATGTACATTCTTAGCAATTTCCTCTGCTTCTGTACTTAGTGTACCAGGCGCACATCCGAATCCTTGACAAGTAAAGTTACATCCATAAGTACGCAAGAACACGGACGGTACTCCCATGTAGCGTCCTTCACCTTGGATACTGTAGAACAGTTCCGCTATTTTTATCTTACTCATTTACAAGTCCTGTGGCTAGTGCTTTGACTTCTTCATCTGTCATGAAAAAGTTATAAACAGAACTGCCACTTACTTTTCCATCTGTTAATGTTTCTTGAATGAATTCAATAGAATTCAAATCTGCTGGGTTAACACATTTCCAACTTTTAACACGAAGACGGAATCCGTCCGTTTCTTTAACTGTAAATTGTCTCATGATGATCCTTTCAATGTATCAATTAGTACCTTACATTCTCTATTATACGCTTGTTTTCTTACAAAGTCAACAAATTCGTCCGCTGTCATCTGTTCAGATTTTCTAGCCAAATTATCTACTGCTTTCCAATAGTAGCGCCTACGTGCAGCTTTGCTAACACCCTTTTTATCTTCAACAGCAAATTGGAAACTCTTTACTAAAATATCTGCGGCTTCACTAGGCTTGCCGCCCCAAATAACATCTCCGTCACGGGTAATACTTAAGACAGGTTTCGTATTTGTATTATTAAATTGGATAGAATTTGGTGCATAAGGACCATTTGCTCCAATGCCAAGTCCGGACCCGGCAGTATATGATGATCCCTGTGCTCCGTATATTGACGATATTTGATTCGGTGTCAACGGAGCAATAGTTTGAGCAATAATTCCAATTGATGGAGTTCCACTCCATTCAAACTTTACAGGTTTAATCTGCTCTATAGTCCGGAGAGCGATAGTTGCCTTTGCCTGGGATCGTGTTGCGGACACCCCCAACTGGATCTTCGACGTCGCCCTTTCTACGCGGGATAACATGAATATGAGGCCAGTTAACAGTTTGACCCGCACTTGTGCCATAGTTAAGTCCAACATTGAAACCGTCCCAGTGTCCGGCTTCCACCATTCCCTTACCATATCTAACTGCATCTTCAAACGCATCACTTAACACTCCTAAGGTATTATATTTAGGCACGTATAATAGGTGCCCAGGTGTACAAGGATACTTGTCCATGAAAACTTTTACATGATAATCTTCGTTAACAATTTATGTCCACGGTGCTTAACTATCTTCGATATCATCTGGGATATCTTTAAAAATATGATTATCCATTTATTTCCTCTAACGAAGGCGCATAGTTACCACGATGTTGAACTGTTATACTTGCCGCCTTATTTGCAAATACAATAGCATCTAATAGATTTTTTGTCATTAGATATTGATAAACCAATGCGGAAAGAAACGTATCTCCTGCTCCGCATACATCAACTAGTTCTACTAACTCCGCAGGTAGATGATTATTATCCCAAACAACACCTTTGTCACCGTGTGTAACAATAAGATTAGTTTTTGGAAGACTAGTTGCTTGGCTGTATTCTAATGAATTAATTTTAATAATTCCTCGTTCAAATCTTGCTAGATCTTTTTTCTTTGTGTCAATAAACACAGGGCAGTTAGAATTATTAATTAGATATTGTATATGTTCATAAGTTAGGAATCCTTTATTATAATCAGATACAACTACTGCGTCGAATGTATCTAACGGAATTCCTACAAATCCATTCCATGGTTCGATTTCTGGTTCTTCGTCAACTCGTAGCATGTGTTGACCTGATCGAGAATCGATATAACGTGTCTTGACTATTTCTTCTTGATTGGTAATGAACACAGTCTCACAACCAAATTTTTCTAAATGATCGAGCACATTTGATGCCATGCCATAACCGACATGCGTATCAACAATTTTTAAAACAGGGACAGGAGCCTCGGGGCTCAGTCGGTCTACATTACCAATGAGATACTTGTCGGTACAACTATCCCCGATTAATAATATCTTGAATAATTTTTGTTGTTGAGTATTCATCGATTCTGTCATACCAAAATATTTCGTTTACATATTGTTCTGCCACTATGCCCTTGCCTCGCCAGTCGCTGCCTTTGACCATGATATCGGGTTTATAAAGTTTGATGAGATCAATGAGCTCATCTTGACTGTCAAAAAATTCTACGATGTCTACGGCTTTGATGTTTGACAGCATTACCCTACGAAAGTTCTGATCGTTAATAGGTCTTTTATCGCCTTTAAGTTCTTTAACTCTACGGTCAGTATCAATACATACGATAAGATAATTGCCTAGACTACGGGCTGTATTTAACATGGCGATATGCCCGGGATGCAGTATATCAAAAGTTCCGTTAACTAGTACTGTGGTCATTTTGATCCTTCCACATTTTAATGGCACGTTTTAGCTGGTCCATTTGTTCAAATCTTATTTGATC